AGGAGAAGTAGCATGAGCAAAAAAATAGAGAACATGACACAAGATGAACGCCTTGCCTATTGGGCAAAGCAACAGGAAGCTGAACGCAAAGATAGACAAAAGGCTATTGATGAACTATATACTGAACAACTACTTGCCGTGCATACTATGTACAAACTATCTAAAGATATTGTAGATGAAGCGTTGTATGGTGCTGGTGTGCGTTACATATACTGTGATACATTCAATGAATTAGAGGACACAGTGCAAATAATAAATAAACAATTTAACATGGATGGGCGATAAGTAATGGAAATAATTGCCGGAATTATTATTGGTAACTTGATTATTACATTCATAGTTGCTAGTATATAACACACTATCAGTTGACATTTAACAAACAGAAGGAGATGAGATATGCCGTTTGATATTCCAATGCAGGACATGATTCCTGAGAACCTTGACTTTGCTGTAGAGTTTGAGCCTACAAAGGTGAAGGACAAGAAGTATGTAATCAATGGTGATACAGGCGAATACATTGGTGTCGTAGGTGACACATTCCAGTGTGCATCACACACAGATTTCTTTGAAGGTGTACACAACACTGTGACTGAGAACTTAGGTGAGGCTGAGTGTGACAGCATGAACATGAAGTGGCGTACTGCTCGTCAGAATGCTTGGGCTATGCTTGACATGACCCTGCCTAATGTGACTGCCCGTATTGAGACAGACAAACACAGCACTACTATTGCCCAGCGTATCATTGCTTTGCATGGCATTGATGGTAGCTGTTCCAACCAGACATTCTTCGGTGCTATAGATTTCTTCTGCACTAATGGCATGATACGTGGTGAGCATGACAAGATACGCAGGAAGAACACTGCTAACTTTACAATGGACAGGTTCATCCGTGACCTACGTGAAGCTACGCAGTCTTTCTATGCACAGTCAGAGCGTCTGCAAGGCTGGGCTAACAAGCCTCTGTATGTAGGCGATGTCAAAGCTATGCTTGAGACACTACTAAAGTCTGACCGCATGGCAGAAAAGATGTTCGGCTTATACAATCAAGAGGCGAGTGTGCGTGGACAGAATGTCTGGTCACTGTACTCTGCCTTTACTAACTATGCCAGCTATGCCGATGAACGTAACGGCTTCAACCTACGTAACACTGGCAAGGATACAACGGCTGTGTCCATGTTCCAACGTGAGAACAAGGTATCACAGTGGATTGAAAGCAAGCCATTCAAGGAGTTGATTGCAGCATGAGTGAAGAATGGAATGGCCCACAAAGTTTTTGGCAGTGTTTTTGGAGCAAGGAGCATGGCTTCTATAGATACTACGAGAGAAATGAGTATTTAGAGGAATATATACACACAAAATACGGAGAGAAAAGTGTAGCTTGGAAACTTTTGTTTAAGTATTGGGCTGTGTGTGAGTTCTTTGATGATATTCACACCATTACTAAAGGTGATGGTATATATTGGCAGGATTGGGAAACTAAAATGACGTTACGTGATTATCTTTATGTAACACTAATACGTATTCCCTTTATGCGTGTGTGGCATTACATAAAGTATGATGTGCTTAATATGACATACGATGACCCACATCTAGGGTGTTACAGTTACCCTAATTGTGATGAAGCACCCAACGGATGCAGTCATGTTAGGGGTAAGGACGTAGAACAGTATGGATATAGAGACTAGGAGATGACATGAAAACAGTTGAAGATTTAGTATTGACATACTATTCTTCTAACGATTTCAGTATGTTAAGAGAGCGTAGTCAGAAGGACTACAGATACTTTCTTGGCATACTGGTCGGTGAGTTTGGTGATGCAGACTTTAACGAGGTCACAAGTAAGCAAGCCAAACACATATATGAAGAATGGGTAAAGCGTGGCATCACGTTTGCAAACCATGTGTGTACTGTGTCATCACTTGTGTACAGGTACGCAATGGAGATGGAGTACACCACTAACAATCCCTTTGCTAACATCAAACGTAAGACACCTAAACAACGCAAGGTTGTATGGACAGAGCAGGACATACAGAAGTTCCTGTCATTCTGCTATGGTGACTTTGCCTATCGTAACATTGGCCTGATTGTACACATGGCATACGAATGGTGTCAGCGGCTGGGTGACATGCGGTTGCTTACATGGGATGTGCTGGACTTGGATGAACAGAAGCTGTTTCTTGAACAGTCGAAGCGTAGGGCAGAGGTAACTCTACCTATCAGTGATGACTTGACAGCTATGCTGGTACAGCAGAAGGATGACTTCGGCTTTCAACAGTACGTTGTTCCCCGTCCAAGACCCGTCAGTGGCTCTTATCATCCGTACAGTATAGATAGACTGTCCAAAGCAGGGCGGCAAGCTATGAGGCTTGCAGGGCTACCAGAGGAGTTACGTCTGATGGACTTGCGTAGGACAGGCACAACTGAAATGGTTGAAGCTGGTGTCGGTATGGCACAAATCATGTCGGTTACAGGACATAGTAACCCACAGTCAGTTAAACCATACATGAAAAATACATTTGCGAGTGCAAATTATGCATTGACAACACGAGAAATGCATGATATAAGCATACACAAGTGCCGCACAGGAGAGTGATACATGTATAATAATATATTAAACACTATAAGTGATATAGATATACCTAATGGTAGTACAAAGAGAATGAATTGTCCTAATTGTAACGGGTACAAAACATTTACTGTCACTAACAACATGGGTTCTCTTGTGTGGAATTGTTACAAGGCTTCGTGCAATATCAAAGGCGGTACTCGTGTTCATCTTACGGTAGATGACATACGTGCTGGCTTTGCTGGTGCTGAAGACTTTGCTTCTCAGGAAACATTCAGTATGCCTGAGTACATCGTGCCAGCTAACTTCGATGTGGCTGAATGGGCTATGGAATTGTATGGTCTTGACGCAGAGGAGTTGGGCTTGATGTACGATGTCAAGGAGCAACGTGCTGTCTTTCCCATAAGGCATGACACAAAGGTTGTAGATGCAACAGGACGTGCATTGACACATCGCCTACCTAAATGGAAAAGATATGGGAATAGTGGCTTGCCTTATGCTCATGGCTATGGTAAGGTCGCTGTAGTTGTTGAGGACTGTGTGAGTGCCGCAGTTGTAGGGAATGACGTATGGTGTGGGGTTGCCGTGTTGGGTACGTCACTATCCGAATCACACAAGAGGTATCTCTCACAGTTCTCAACGGCAGTCATTGCATTAGACCCTGATGCACTGCCAAAGACTCTGGCTATGGCTAAAGAGTTACGAGGTTATGTAGATAATGTTCGTGTCTTACGCTTGACAGATGATTTGAAATACCGTAATCCAACAGACTTTGAAACCCTAACCCACATAGGAGACTAACAACATGGAACTATCATTAGTACGTAGCCTTATGGACAAGTCGTTCTACGATGACCATCGTGGTTCTAAATGTCCTGACCGCCTGTTCAGTAAGGATGTACGTAAGATTAAACAGGCAATTGATAAAGCAATGGATAGGTATGAACGTACCGTTACGCCAGATGAGATTGAAGCATTGTTCATGTCTAACAATCCAACGCTGACTACTGCACAGAAGCAAGCCTTTGCTAGTCTGTTTGCTTCTATCAAGAAGGAACAGCCTATGGGTGGTGACATCGCACAAGAGGTGCTGTCTAAACTATTCCAGCAGGTAGTCGGTGAGGATGTAGCTAACATTGGCTTTGATATGGTCAATGGTGATGCCACTACACTTGAAACACTACGCAGTCTGCTTGAACGCTATGGTGATGACTTCGTGCCTAACCTTAACATTGAGTGGGATGATATCAGTATTGAAACACTCATGGCAAAGGCAGAGTTAGAAGCACGTTGGCAATTCAACCTACCTTCTGTAACACGTAAGGTAGAGGGCGTAAGTGGTGGTCAGCTTATTGAGGTAGGTGCTAGACCTAATACAGGTAAGACATCATTCCATGCTAGCTTGATTGCTTCACCGGGCGGGTTTGCACATCAAGGTGCAAGATGCATCGTTCTCTGTAACGAAGAGCCTACCCACCGTGTCGGTGCTAGATACCTTACGGCAGCAGCAGGTATGTCTGCCGCAGAGGTAAAGAATAACATGGGCAAGGCCAAAGCATTGTATGAACCTGTGATGAACAACATTGCGATTAAAGATGCAGGTGGTCGTGATATGCCTTGGGTTGAGTCTGTATGTAAGGCATACAAGCCTGACATACTGGTGCTTGACATGGGTGACAAGTTTGGTGTAGCTGGTTCATATTCCAGACCGGATGAAGCCTTGAAAGCCTGTGCTATTTATGCTAGACAGATAGCAAAGACATACGACTGTGCTGTATTCTACATGTCACAGTTGTCAGCAGAAGCAGAGGGTCGTACTACACTGAACCAATCCATGATGGAAGGTTCACGTACAGGTAAGGCAGCAGAGGCTGACCTTATGATACTGATTGGTAAGGCGGCTACTGTCGAAGGACAAGAAGAAGATAGTCCAATGCGTCACATTAATATCGTTAAGAACAAGCTGAATGGTTGGCACGGTATGGTTAATGTTGAACTGGACTACAAGACAGCGAGGTATGAAGGATGAAGGTAACACTAGACGTAGAGAACGTAGGACAGAAGAGGGATGGTAAGTTACACCTTGACCCTTTTGAACCTGACAATTCTCTTACTATGGTCGGTATGCTTACCGATACAGATGAAGAAAGGCTGGTCACGTTTGACCATCAGGACTGTGAGCCTACGCCAAACGGACACGCTTTGGTACAAGAGTGGTTAGATAAAGCAACTGTACTCATCATGCACAATGCAGCGCACGACTTGCTGTGGTTGTGGGAGTCGGGCTTTACATATACAGGTGCTGTCTTTGATACTATGCTTGCTGAGTATGTGTTACAACGTGGGTTGAAAGAGCCACTGTCTCTTGAGGCATGTGCTGAACGGTACGAGTTGGACACACAGAAGCAGGATAGTTTGAAGGAACACCTAGCCAAAGGTGGTACTGCATACAACATGGAATACAACAAGCTGGCAGAGTACCTGTCTGCTGACATCCATGCTACACAGCAGCTATCTAACAGACAGATGTACAGATTAAATACACCTGAAGATGCGGGGCTTATGAACAGTGTCGTGCTTACTAATGAAGTATGCGTTACACTAGCCCGTATGTATCAGCGTGGCTTTACTGTAGACATGAAAGCACTACAAGAAGTGCATGATGAGTTCTTGCAAGAGAAGGAGACATTGATACATGAGTTACAAGCACACGTTAGGAATCTTATGGGTGATAGCCCTATTAATCTTAATAGTCCAGAACAGTTATCTTGGGTAATCTATGGACGCAAGGTTGTAGACAAGCAGTACTGGGGTAATGCTATTGACCCTTACATGGGTGACGCAGACTTTCGTAGTCTAGTTGCTGGCGGTACTGAGCGTGTTTACAAAACTAAAGCAGAGCAGTGTTCCCCATGCACTGGAACTGGATACATAAGAAAGGTAAAGAAAGATGGAACACCTTTTGCTAGACCCAACGGTTGCAAAGCATGTAATAGTCTTGGGTATAATCTGGTTAATCTACATGAGATAGCAG